CCGTGGTTGCCTGGAGGCGTAGAGCAAAAACAATTCACCGACAGGTGGAACGGTTGCCCGCTAGAGGAATCCAGTCTAGTGCATTGGCACGGCAGTCGTAATGCTGCGGCCAAATTGGCATTGATGCAAAGTATCAATGACCAACTGGGTATACCCACTGTTCCGGTAAAGGCTAGACCAACAAAGACCATAGATATCTCACATTTGCCTTGACAATGCTGACTACACATGTTAGAATGGCAGCATGAAAAAAGTATACTATACCTGGCAAGACATCGAAAATCAAACACAAGAGATCCTGCGCCAACTACACCGTGACGCCTGGCAACCCGATTATGTAGTAGGGATTGTACGTGGCGGTCTTGTTCCGGCAACACTGATCAGTCAATATTTGGGTGTTCCGATGCACACATTAAATGTCAGTTTGCGTGACGGCAATACCGGGCCAGAAAGTAACTTTTGGATGGCCGAGGATGCATTTGGTTATCCTGTATACGATGCCACGTGCTCCAGCGACGGAAGAAAAAACATATTGATTGTAGACGATATCAATGACTCGGGTGCCACACTGAACTGGATCAAACAAGATTGGCCCAGTGGGTGTTTGCCCGACGACAATCGATGGGATCACATATGGAACCACAATGTTCGAGTGGCTGTGCTGGTTGACAACTCGGCCAGCGCCAGCAAATTAAATGTCAGGTACAATGCAGTTGATTTAAATAAATCTGACGAAGATGTCTGGATAATTTTTCCTTGGGAGGCATGGTGGCGATGAAAATACACTATAGAAAACTCAATTTGTTAGAAAAAATGAACGACGCCATTGCTGCCAGCAAGGAACCCATTGATCATTTTGAACTTACTCCGGAAGAATTCAATCAACACTTTAGCAGTTTTGATAAATCATTTCAACGAGACAACAGTGTGCAGTACATGTTTAGAGGCATTGTAATAAAGGTCAGCGATGAACAAAATTAAAATTGCAGAATTATTCTATTCAATTCAAGGCGAGGGAAGATACATGGGAGTCCCCAGTGTGTTTCTTAGAACGTTCGGTTGCAATTTTTCTTGCAGGGGATTTGGTATGCCCAGGGGAGAACTAAGCACAGAATCCGACGAACTGGCCCAGGTGGCGCACCTATACAACAAGTATGAAGAACTTCCTTTAGTTTCCACGGGTTGCGACAGCTATGCCAGCTGGCACCCCAGCTTTAAAGATTTATCGCCAATGATGACCACAGATGCCATTGTTGATCGTATTATGCAGATACTGCCACACGGTGAGTGGCGAGATGAACATCTGGTCATCACCGGAGGCGAACCCTTGTTGGGTTGGCAACGTGCTTATCCTGATCTATTAGATCATCCTCGAATGTCAGGATTAAAAGAAATTACATTTGAAACAAACGGTACTCAAGCAATAACCAGTGAGTTTGGAAGTTATTTACACACCTGGGCGCATCATCATAATCAAAACTTTTGGAGAGAAATCACATTCAGTGTCAGTGCCAAACTTCCATGCAGTGGAGAAAAGTGGGAAGAAGCCATTCTTCCAGAAACGGTTTGTTCATATGAAGAGCTGGGCACAGCTTATTTGAAGTTTGTTATTGCCACAGAACAAGATTTTGCCGATGCAGAATGTGCCATTGCAGCATATCGTTCTGCAGGGTTTGAGGGAAACATTTATTTGATGCCAGTAGGAGGTGTTGAAAGTGTCTATGTCCTCAATAATCGTCGCGTTGCAGAACTGGCCATGAAGAATGGATTGCGGTACAGTGATAGATTGCAAGTTCCGTTGTTCAAGAATGAGTGGGGTACTTAATGCCATTGGATTCGCAAGTCCAACAATCTCCGCCCACAGAGGATTGGGGACTCAATCGAGCCAAGGGGTGGAAACTAAAGTTATGTTGGCTACCAAAGAAATGTTTTCTTAGTGGAAAACCTCTTTGGGGCAAAGTAGCTTACCACGGTGAGAATTGGATTACCGGACCGGGTGAACCTGTTGTAGATCATTATTGGATTGAAAAAGTAGAATTTATATTTTGGAATTTGAAAGGTAAAAAATGACTAAATTTACACCCGACGACTGTCTGACAACGACCCTGTTGCAGGATCGCATCACCGAGTGGATCGGCAATTATGCCCAGCAAGCTGGCATGCGATCTTTGGTAGTGGGCATCAGTGGTGGTATTGACTCAGCTGTGGTCAGTGCGCTGTGTGCCAGGACTGGGCTCAACACCTTTGCAGTTACCATGCCGATCAGGCAACGCCCCGAACTACATGACCTCAGCCTACGCCAGGGCGCTTGGTTAAAACAGCATTTCGGCAATGTGTATCACGAAGTTGTTGATCTGACTGCAACCTTTGATGAATTTGAAAAACAATTGGCCACATATCCCAACTTGTTGGGACTTGCCAACAGTCGTAGCCGACTGCGTATGGTCACCCTGTATCAGATTGCTCAAAGTGTCAATGGGCTTGTGGTTGGTACCGGCAACAAGGTCGAAGATTTTGGTGTAGGTTTCTTTACCAAATACGGCGACGGTGGAGTAGACATCAGTCCCATCGGCGACTGTTACAAAACTGAAGTATGGGCAATGGGTCGTGAGCTGGGCATACTCAAAGAGATCATTGAAGCGGAACCCACCGATGGACTCTGGGATGACGGCCGAACAGATCAGGACCAATTAGGCGGCTTGAGTTATGCCGAATTGGAACTGGCCATGGCGCAAGATCTTGGCGAGGTGCCTGTGGTCAGCATTGCTCAACAGCACAATCTTGACAGCTATCGCCAGATTCGCAGTCGTAGTTTACATAAAATGAATCCTATTCCGGTATTCAAAAAATAAAAATTTTTATCTCGACTCAAAATCTTGATAAATTATTCTGTAGGAAATCATATCTCTACACCATCATTTATAACAAGGATCAACATGAAAAAAATTGGATTCATAGGAATTGGAAAATTAGGGCTTGATTGTGCCGAAGTGTTTGCAGAAAAGCACCAAGTTTGGGGATATGACATTTGTCCACGTACCAGCGACAGTGTAAAAGTCTGTGGTATCGAAGAATTAATTCAAAACAGCGAATGGATTTTTATTGCTGTTCCCACTCCACATGCCGAAGGCTACGATGGATCAGTTCCGTCAAGTCACATGACTCCGCGAGATTTTGGGCACGATGCTGTGATCGATGCTATCAATAACATAAACCGGTATGCCAAAGATTCTAAAAAGGTCGTGCTGATCAGCACAGTATTGCCTGGAACAACTCGCAACAAGTTTGTTCCATTACTGGATAAAAAGCATCAATTTGTTTATAACCCGTATTTGATTGCCATGGGCTCGGTCAAGTGGGACATGGTCAATCCTGAAATGATCATGCTGGGCACCGAAGATGGCAGCTTGACTGGTGTTGCTGGGGAACTGCACGACCTGTATGAAACTATCATGCAGAATAATCCGCGTTATGAAATTGGTACCTGGGACGAATGCGAGGCCATCAAGATTTTTTATAATACATTTATTAGTGCCAAAGTTGGACTGGTAAACATGATACAGGACTTTGCCATGAAGATTGGCAATATCAATGTGGATGTTGTGACCAATGCCTTGGCTCGCAGCACCATGCGTATCATGGGTCCCAAGTACATGACAGCAGGCATGGGCGATGCAGGTGCTTGCCACCCCCGAGACAACATTGCCCTGCGTTGGTTGGCGGAAGAATACAACGTCGGCTATGACCTGTTTGACACTGTGATGCATGCCAGAGAAATACAGGCCAAGAACTTGGCCCTGTTCCTGGTTGATCAAGCACAACGACACAGTCTGCCAATTGTGATTCACGGCAAGGCCTACAAACCCGATGTTGAATACTGTATCGGAAGTTACAGCACTTTGGTAGGATTTTATATTCGAGAAGCCGGATTACCAGTGGTCTATGTTGACCCATTGGCCGATGATCGCACCAATTGTCTTGACACCATTGACGGTCCTGCAGTATTTTTATGGGCACATAACAGAAAGGTCACTTACGAATATACCGGTAACACACCCGACACGCAACCGTATTGCAAAATTGAATCTGGCAGTATCATAGTTGACCCATGGCGCAAGTTGCCTGTTGACATGCCCGGCGTTGCTGTGTTGCATTACGGTAACACAAGAACTTGACAAGAAATACAATGGGACTATTTGATCGCTTTAAAAAGAAACAGCCAGAAGTCAAAGTCAAAGACCAACCCAGGCCCAAGAAAACAGAAAAAACTGCCAAAGAGTTGGCCACAGAGAAGGGCGAGCCGTATGTGACTATTCTCAGCATGGAAGTTGATCCTGCCAACATGCAAAATGGTGCGTTTGAGCTGGATTGGAATGATAAGTTTGTGGCCAATCTCGTTCGCGCCGGTTATCAAATGAGTCCCAAGGATACTGACAGTGACATTGTGGATCGTTGGTTTACAGCTGTGTGCCGCAATGTTGTACTCGAAACCTATGAACAATACCAAGCCATGAATCCCGAACGTGATCGAGTGGTCAAGTCGCGCAATATCGGAAACGGAAGGAGCGAAGTGTCATGATCTTGGCCATCGGCGACAGCAACCTATATCCATCATGTACCGAAACAGATCAACAACCGGTTGATCTTACCAATATGGGTCCGGTGTTTAGCAAACAAATGAAGCAAGACTTCAAGTGCTGGAGTAAAAATGGTGCCAGTAACTATTGGATCGAGTCTCACATTGAATACTTTTTAGCCGATTCTCGATGGAAATCTGATACAATGTTGTTTGTTGGTTGGACCAGCTTTGAACGGGAAGAATGGCCTTGGTTGTACAGCAACATATCTGTGTGCGGCGGCCCAGATTTTGGCATGCCCGAATCAATGAAGGCCAAATTCAATCAATGGAAAGCCGGGTTGACCGGCGAGTACTATCGTCAAATGACTCAGTTGTGGCATGATAGAATCTATGCCCTGCATTTGCAACTGCGTGAACGCGAGATACCGCACCTGTTCTGGACCACCTATAACAATTTTAATACCATTGTCGATCAACACAATTGGCACGGAAACTTTTTTCAACCTTATGACCAAAATGGTTGTATGAGTCGTTACCTAGAGTCCAACGGTATTCGTGCAATTGACAATGATCCGTTTCATTATGGACCAGATGCACATGCAATGTGGGCCACAGCACTGAGCACCTATGCCAAAAATAATGCGCTATGATTTTGTACGTCAACGGTGACAGTCACACTGCTGCTGCCGAGGCAGTAAATTCTCATGCATTTGCCGAAGATGACCCTGCATTGTATTATTTAGGACGACTGCCGCATCCGGATAATCTGCAGGTTTCTTGGGGTAAATTGCTGAGCATGGCTCTTAATTCTGGGTTTCAATGCGAAGCCGAAAGCGCCAGCTCAAACATCAGAATATTAAGAACCACCAGAGCCTGGCTTGCTGCACGAAAGAATAGTCTAGAACGCAAGTTGGTTATTATTCAATGGTCAACTTGGGAGCGGGAAGAATGGCTATACAATGGTACTTATTATCAAGTCAACGGCAGTGGCATTGACCAAGTGCCTGCTATTGCTCAAGAAAGATATCGTAACTACGTGATCGGCCTCGATTGGCAGCAAAAAACTCAGTCAGCACACGATGAAATCTGGAAGTTTCATCAAGAACTCGTGTCTCAAGATATCCCTCATGTGTTCTTCAATGGCAATAATGATTTCAGTTCAATTGTCGATCGACGTGATTGGGGACTCAATTATATTGGTCCATATGATTCCAACAGCACATACCATGCTCGACTACAGGCCGCAGGAATTGAAACAGTCATGCCCGATTCATACCATTATGGACGTGACGGGCACAGTTGGTGGTTTAAATACTTGCTCGGGTATTTAATAACAAACAAATTTGTATGATATTTAAAACCCGAAACATCAAAAAGCAGCACAGCACCGTTTATAATTTTGGTATTAAGAATCTAATCGTTAGTGGATGCAGCTTTACTTACAACTCCTCTGACGCATCGGCGCTCACCTGGCCATATTTTCTTAGAGACCTTGGCGGTTTTGAACAGGTATTAGATTGTTCCCTTCCAGGAGCAGGCAACAGTCATGTGTCGGATTCTTTAATTTGGGCATTAGAAATGGACCAACCGGATCCGACAGATAGTTTGGTGATAGTGATGTGGTCCGGGTATGATAGAGATGATTATATCTGTCCTAAAGAAAATATAAACAACTATTCAGATCAATTTTATTACAGTAAAAATGTAATGTCGTCAATCACCGGTGGCAATCATGCAGAATCTTGTGGAAATAGTATTTCAGATGGACTAAAAAAATTATCAATAACAAAAAACAACGAATCAAGAGCAATTGAAAACTATCTACACATTGCAAAAACCTATCAATATTTGAACTCTCTAAATTATAACTTTTTATTTTTAAATTTTATAAATCCTACAGAACCGATAGGTGGAACCAACACATTTGATATAAAAAAATATTTGCCAAATCCGGCAAAACAAACACTGGATTCAATGATGACCAAAATTGATGATCTGTATCATTTTTCTATTAGATATAATCTATTGCTGGGCGATAACTTTCACCCTAACCAATACGGGCATTTGAGATGGACCAGAACGGTATTAATACCGCACTTAAAAACTGTTATTCAATTGACTTAGAAATAGTTTGCTGCTATAATAGCGGTATGAAATATGTTCTAATAGACACAGCCAATATGTTCTTTCGAGCCCGACACGGTGCTTTTCGTGCCAGCGACACATGGGAAAAGATTGGATTTGCACTGCATGTGACCTTGATGAGTGCCAACAAAGTGGCTCGACGCTTTGAAGCAGACCATGTGGTGTTTGCCTTGGAGGGCAGAAGCTGGCGCAAGGATCGCTACAAGCCCTACAAAAATAACCGTGCTGTGGCCCGTGCTGCTCTTACCGAAGCCCAAGCCGAAGAAGACAAATTGTTTTGGGAAACTTATGATAGCTTGACTAAATACCTGGGCGAAAAGACCAATTGCTCGGTAATTAGATGTCCAACAGCCGAGGGCGACGACATCATTGCTCGCTGGATCGCACTACACCCCCAAGACGAACATGTTATTATCAGCAGCGACACTGACTTTGTACAACTTGTGGCTGCCAATGTCAAACAATACAACGGCATCACAGACGAACTAATCACCACGGAAGGCACCTATGATGCCAATGGCAATGCTGTCATTGATAAAAAAACTAAACAGCCCAAGGCTAGACCGGACCCGGCCTGGCTGTTGTTTGAAAAGTGCATGCGTGGCGACAGCTCAGACAACGTGTTCAGTGCATATCCGGGAGTTCGTGAACGAGGCACAAAGAACAAAGTTGGTCTCCGTGAAGCCTATGCCGATCGAGACCGACGAGGCTACAATTGGAACAATCTCATGCTGCAACGCTGGACTGATCCTGACGGTGTAGAACATCGAGTACTGGATGACTACGAACGCAATAGACAATTGATCGATTTAACAGCACAGCCCGAAGAGATCAAAGCCACTGTGGATACTGCCATCTGTGAACAAATCAGTCACAAAGACATTGGCCAAGTGGGTGTGCGTTTTATGCAGTTTTGTGGCAAATATGAATTGAACAAATGCAGTGAATCAGCAGACAGTTTTGGCCGTTGGATGAGTAAAACATACAAAGGCATATTGAATAGTTAAAAAGGAGTCACCGATATGACATTGATAGCAAAGCCCGTGGTAGACAAACAATTTTGGATCTTGCAAGAAAACAACCAAAAGGTCGGCAACATCGAAGCCTGTGCAGGCGGTTACCAGGTAAAGATCAACAATCAGGTCGTACAATACAAAACCATAAAGTCAGCAGCCCGAACAGCCAATATCAAATTCGAACCGGCCATTAAGATCACCAAGCCCAAGACCGATGTAGATCATATTCATGGATATCCGGTGACCGGCCGTGTGTACAATCCCATGTGGGACGTTAGTCAACACCTGCCGGTGTACACCAAAACAGCCAAAAGCAAAAGTTGGTTCAGCGCCGGCTGGTATAACATTCGCAAGGGTCGAAACTGGCAAACAGTGCTGGCACCCAAGCTGATTGTGTTGCAGAGATATCCGTATCAGGGTCCATACCACACAGAACAAGCGGCACATGACAATTCATCTCAGTAAGTTCATTGAGCGGGTTCAAGGTCAGCAGGCACGCGGTGCCCGAGACTTTATTATGAGCATGAAAGATGCTCAGGATCTACATGCCGATATCACTAGATTATTGCTGGAACTTCGAGCATTGCACGAACAAACAGTTCCGACTCTACAACAAGAAACAATTACCGTGAAAATAGACGGTGGCACATTCTAAAACTACTTATATTTCTGGATAAATAAAATATAGGAGTTTAACGAAATGAGCCGCCCAAAACCCAACATACTGATCGAGCAAACCAACAAGTCCACCTACAAGAGCGAACAGGTCTTGGCCTCTGAAGGCGTGTGGGCAGTATTTTATGACGCCAGGCCCATCAACCTTAAAACCACAAACATGCTGGTGCAATACCCTGGGCCCAAGTATAAAAAGGTTTCATTCAGCAATCCCGGGCATGCTATAAATCTGGCTCTCAAACTCAACACACAATTCAAAACTGAAAAGTTCACTGTGGTGTTGCTGAAGTCGGGCGATCAAATTTATCCTTGATGTGCGCGACAAGAAAAAACTCACCAAAGAGTTGATTGCGCTGCTTGACCAAGAAATCCGTGTTGATCTAAAATCTGCCATGACCACTTGGTGGTATAACATTCGTCGCACCGGTGGCATGCGATTGACCAGCACAGGATACTCAGCACTGGCCAAGGATTTAGACCTTGAACACTACTCGTACAACGTTGACAACCCGCAGATGTTTAACAAACAGCTTATGTTAACACTGGACCGTAAAATGCAAATGCCCTATTATATTCAAGCGGTCAAAGGCGTACCTAAAAAAATCATATTTTTCGGCAGCCGGGAAGCAGTGATGGTGAATCTTTACGGAAATTTATCGCAATTTCTTGACAACTATGAATTGTGATGTTATACTGTGCATCAAGGGCCTGTAGCTCAGTTGGTCAGAGCAGTGGACTCATAATCCATTGGTCCCTGGCTCAAATCCAGGTGGGCCCACCAAACATGATAAATAATACAGTTGCAGAACACCCAAAGTCTGCAATCGAATTAAATTCAAAGAAAGCAATAGCACATGATAGTAGGCAAAGTAAAATGGTTCAATGATGCCAAGGGATTTGGATTCATTACACCCGATGACGGCAGCGAGGATGTATTTGCGCATTTTTCGGCCATCAACATCAATGGATTTAAAACATTGAAGGAAAATCAACTGGTGACATTTGAGCTGGTCAACGGTCCCAAAGGTCGTCAAGCGTCAAATATTGAAGTCAAAACATCATCATTTTAACAATGATAATAAGTAAGTTATTAACAAAGGAGTTTTAAAATGGCAACAATAAATACCAATGTGCAGATCCTAGCTACAGCACAAAGTCAAGCGACCTGGGGTCGAGCACTGTCAACTGAAGAATCAGCAGCTCTTCGAGCCAAACGAGGATCAATGTGGTCCCAGGGAAAATTTCAAGCTCGAGTGCCAAGTGAAACAGGTACCTTCGCATATGCATGGGAGACGTTGGACGCTGCGGCCGAATATGTTGCCTATTGCAACACATTTACACCGCCGCCGGCTTCAGCCACTGCTTCGGCACTACCAGAGCCAACAGAGCCAACAGAGTCAGTTTAAATTTTATCTTTGGTCTGTATCAAAGATAGAAAAATATAAACTCAAACAGTTTAGTAGTGACAAGACTAGACAAAGTATGCCACACTACAGAATAGTAGTTTAAGGCCTGAATAGAAAGAAGTTCTGGACTCGGCTATCGTAGGCCGACATCTCCACCAACAGCACATTAGAAATAGTGTGTTGTTGTTGGGGATGAAAGGATTCGACAGGGCAACAAGTATTGACAGGATCTACTCGGCAAAAGTAAGAAGCCGCAGAGTCAGGAATTCCTGGCCGAAGACAACAAAACAAGTAAATGCAACAGCATCTACGAGCGAAGTAGTTGTTTCTGGAAAGAATGTCAAGTTCTCTGCCAGAACAGTGAAAGCTCAATCTTTCGCGGTCTAATCACCGGCGTAGGGTAGTTATACCTAGTAACAGAAACTAACAGGGCCTGCACTGCAGGCCCTTTATCTTATTAACAACAGCCAAATGAAGAAAGTGATTGTATGTGGGGACAGCTGGATGACTCCATCAATAGATTATCCCAACACTCATTTCTCTGAGCGATTGGCCAACAGATTAAATTGGAAGTTAGAGATATATGCTCGAGGTGGCATGAGCAATAATGGTATTTGTCTTCAGATCGAAAGCGCCATTAAAGAAAATCCAGATTTTATTTTACTAGACACAGCACCAAACGATCGCATTGAACTGCCCATCGGTAAACACTGCGTCGACGGACAGAAAAACTTTGATGTGAGGGACATTGTCTATAATCATCCTCAATCAACCAGTTCATTAAATCCAAACTTTAATAAATCTCCCAGATTGATAATTGATACCATCTATTCTTTTTTAGACCATTCGTATAATTTTGCAAAATACAAAACTCTGGTGCCGGACCTAGATTTAAAAAGAGCAATTATCAAACAATGGTTTAATAGTATTTACAACGACGAATGGAAATTAAAAACAGACAAATGGTGTTTATACGCTGCCCTGCATCAGTTGCACAACTCAAAAATTCCTTATTTGATAGTGATTGATCCTATCCAAGCAGTTGACATCTGCCCGTGGATCGACGAAAAAACATATCTACATCAAAAAATTTTCAATGATATATCTAGATTCAATTGTGATCTGGTCAAAGCTGTTGGACAGGTAGATCCAGGATATCACACCTTGCCAGAAGCACAACACAAAATTGCCGACCTTGTTCTAGCACATCTTGAAGTTTATGCACGTCAATTGTTCTAAAACTCTATGAAAGTATAAAAATCAACGGCCACTGCTGCTACCACTAAGTAATAGGCTGGGTTTGGTCCAATATTTTATTAACAGAGAAAGTAGAAAGAGTCTTTTTCTTTTTGGCAATGCACTGGTTGACAACTCATAAATAACCCTATAAAATAGCTGCTATGATAAACAATAACTTGCATCTTTCTACAGCAAACATTCCAACAGTTGGCCGGGCCATTCAATGGGTGCATAACTGTAAAGATTTAAAAGCAAGGCTTGAATAACAGCAAATTTCGATCGTATTCAACAGCCCCGAAACTGAACATTCCGGGGTTTTTTATTTGTCAAAAGGAAAACAATGAACTATATCAAAATGCAAAAGGATTGTCCAACTGACACAGGTGACAACCTGTTTTTGTCCGAAGAGCTCAAAACACAATTGATTCAAGACAAGATTCAACGAGCAATTCAAACAAGTGAACTACTAAGACAGCTACACGCCTATCAACAGTCCGACGACCAATGAAAAAATTAGTGCGTGATGGTCGAGTGGCTGTGTTGGTAAGATCCAGACATGGCGGTGGTTGGTACAGCTGGCATCGCATTGAAGAGCTGTTGTACGATCCCACAGTTGTGGAGTGGTTGGAACAGGGCAAAATAACAAGTATTCAATCGTACCTGGCTTTGAAATACCAAGACGAGTATATTAGTGGTCAACTGGATCTAGATGGCTTGGAAGTGCAATGGGTACCGGCGGGTGTTCGATTCCGTATAAATGAATATGATGGAACCGAAAACATTGTACTGGAATCCCAAGAACGCTGGTTAACAGCATAGTGTAGACAAAGGAGGCCACGGTCAAGATCAGTATTCGGGGTGCAAATCTCTGGCAGGCTGCCAAATTGTGTCAACGCAGCTGCTGGCTCATGCATTATATGTATATCTAGTCAATGGAGATCAGCATGTCACACTGGGATAGGGTTCTGCAAGTACGAGAGTTGCGCGACAGAAGGTTGTCGGCACAGGAAATTTCAAAACGACTGTGCATGACAGTGGAGTATGTACACCAAATCCTAGCCGAATTATCCGGTCGTTCAATATTTGAAAACGATTAAAAATAGTAAATACAGTCAATGCAGATTGAGTCAGTTGAATTTCAAGACAGAAATTCCGTTGACTAATAATGTAGTGACTTCACTACAAGCCGCTGGCTGATTCAGCAGAGAGCCTCTATAAAGTTATCGCAGGGAGAATCCGATCGCCCGCATGGTCTCATAAGCCATTGCCATCCTTGGTTCAAATCCAAGCCCCGCAACCAATAATACTAAATAGACGATCACAAGGCAAATTCAATGAGTATAAAAAATTATCTAGTACGAAGTTTATACCGAGTCAACACCCGGGTCGCAGGAATAAAACCGTCTGACTATACTGCATATAAAAAAATGCATGAATTAACTCTCACCAGTTTAAAAAAATACATCGGTGGCGAATGGGAGCTGGTGTTGTTTGAAGGCGAAGTAGACAAAGGTCAACAAATGATGAAAGATGTTTTTATAAAAACTCATCGCTTGTGGTCGCAAGAACCATGCAATATACTTTTTGTTGACATGGACATTTTAGCGTGTGGACCGATTGATTTTTTTAATCAATATAAACATTTTACCATGTTTGCAAAAATAAGAGAAGACTTTTACAACTGCGGTTTGCGTTATTTCCCCCACACCATGGATCCGGCACTTTGGGATATAGGGTTTGAATTATATAAAGATTGGAACGACGATGCAGAATGGGATCGTGACCAACTTGTTTATTCTAAAATGCTTTGTAGTCAAAATGATTTTGTTTTTACTCAAATACCAATAAATGTCTGGTTTGAGACATTTGAGTTCCATCCCGAGTTTCTTACTCAATATAAATTATTGCATTTTCACAGTGCCAAAGGACCCAGACCGGTTTTTGCATTGATTAAAAAATATTCAACCGGCGTTTGAGCAGCAGGTCGCTGTTAAATTTTAGATAAAAACATATCTGCAATGCGTTGGTGTGTTTTTTCACCATAGTGTTGTAAATCTCTAGCTTTGTCACGTACATGAATATTCGCTGCTTGTCGTTGAATGTATTTGATGCCGCGCTCGCTGCATAGTTGTTTGATAGCTAGAGTATTTTTCAAATAGTTCATATCACTGTTGGAATCATTACTGTGCCAGTGTCGCATGAAATCGTTGACCATTGGAAAAGCATGAGGCCAAACACTGAGATCAAATATCTCATTGTCGCCTGTGTGCAATTCAAATCTGGTTTTCTCTGGAGATAAAAAAAGTACCAAACTTGGTTTCAGTTGTTCAATCCAATAGTATGCCAGTCGAAACGCAGTATCATTAGAAGATCCACCGACTGAAATATTGTAATTTTTAAGATTTAGTGAAGTACTAACTATATGTGCCCAGGTCGATTCGACCGGCAATCCCACACCCAGTGTATGACTACATCCAACAAACAGTATATTTGACCCGGGCGAATCAAACTCATCTGCACGGAATCCGTGGCTGTTAAATTTGTATTTGATGGGTCGATCAACCCAGTTATATCTCTCTAGTTCTACTAGATTTGTTTTTAGGTTTTTTTGATACCGGTGTTCTGAGTCCGTTCCGTTCCAATCGAATTCTTGATTGGCCAAAGCTAAATTGGAGTGCCTAGGTATCATGGATTATTTAACCGGTCACAGCCAGCTGCAGCACCTGCTTGATGGGATTCATCCAGTCAGTTGACAAAAAATGCTGTTGATTGTGTGTCAACACCGACTGTAATTTCAGCATAACTGACGCAGGGTCCAACTCACACAGTTGTTCGACCTGCTGCCAGGCCAGCGTAAAACGTTCATGTTCGTCTTCGATCACATCATAGCTTTCGTCAATTACAGCATCAAAAGTTTGAAAGCCCAGACTACGCAGATTCCGTAAAAAATACTGCCCGGTAAACGCCACAAAAGGTCTACCAGCTACAAAAGTTTTGGCAGTTTTTTCAGTGAAGTGACTGTACTGGTTGGTGCACAGTGTTTCAGCCACTATGCTATAAAAGGTTTTGTTGTAGATTTCGACCGGCAATAGCGCACTGATCCAGGCCGATCTTCCATGTATGTCTACCCGAACTTGATGTGTGGTGGTTTGGGCTCGATCAACATTGCAAGACCAAATACCTTGATTGACTTGATTTTTAAAGTAACTGTAGATAAAGCAGTCCTGATATGCACTGGAGTTGTACAATCTCTCAATTTGATTTCTGTGTGATTTGCTTGTGCCCAACAAGCAATCAAATCTTTTTGGTCGATCCAGCCCTAAATACAGTTGTGATTGTAATTTTTTTGCCCACACCTGGGTTGCATAGTAGTTGTCAGGTTGACCAAACCAACTGACAAGTGGAAACAGATTGGCTGCAGCAAAGTTGGCAACCGTTGGTGAAAAAATTATAATTCTAGTGTCACTGTGTGCGCTGACAAATTGATAAAAATCTCCAACAGGCTCTTCAATTATTACCAGCAATTGTCGAGTTTTCATTAATAATTTTTCAATCACACGGGCATGTGCTGAATAATCACAATCAAAAAATGCTATCGAAATCAAATCACAATCATTGGGTATTTGATCAATTTGTTGATATTGGTTATATGCTGTCAGGGGTGGTGTAACTGCATGATAAGAAAACTGATCTAAAAAAATTTTCATACTGTTTTTAAATAGTTCATGCTGTGGTGGATGTCACCGCATATTTATACCAGCTTGACAATCATGATTTTTTAGTGTAAAATACACATTTACACTAGGAGACCCCAATGAAACCAATTACCAACAGTCGCGGCGACCAGATTAATCTTGAAAAATGTGTCATCAATGCCGGCAATCGTTATGACCTGATTATTGCTGCATCACAACGACTGCGCGAACTCAAACGCCGGGCTCAAGAAACCGGGGCATATGTCACCGCAGTCGATGCTTTGTTGGAACTGCAACAGGGCCGAGTTGACGTGCCGCAATATCTAGCCAAGGTAAAAACACCACAACGAAAAAGACCTTGACAAATACTATTTGTAAAGGTAATTGACGGTGTCGGTATTTTCTCTCAATTCTCTAGCACCGTTTTTCAAATGAAAGCGACGAGCCATTTCAGTCTTGGGACTCAAAGTCACATAGGTTTGAATTTCAGGAAACTCTGCTTCAATTGACCGTTGAGCAGACACGATAAGTTCTCGCCCGGCACCGGCTGCGTAGCTCCAGATGGTATAAAACACCGCAGTTGTTGCGTGACTGATTGATGTGACCAGATCATCCACTGCCGAAGGAACTGTTTCTAAAAATTTAACACAGGTAACGGCCAATGTACGATTGCCATCCTTCAACAGGTAGATTCGACTGTTTGAGTTCACACGGTCCGACAAGGGTATTTCTGGTCGTACAGGATCGTCCTTGACAAGGGCCTCGAGATCGTCTGAAATGGAAGTAATTGTGTGTAACATTATATACGCCGTTAATGTTGTTGATAAAATTATTTATCAAAGTCCGTGGATTGGTATAAATTATAGTGTTGATACTGGAGAGTTGGGTGAGCGGCTGAAACCAACGGTCTACTAAACCGTCATAGTGGCGACATTATCGTGGGTTCGAATCCCACACTCTCCGCCAAGCTATAACAATTGATGAAACCATTTGATATTGAAGCAGTAAACAGCTTCATACAAGCACAGAGCAAAGAAACTAGAATCTATATCGGTGTTGATTCCGAGCGTGTGAGAGAAAACAACACCTGGTATGCTGTGTACACTGCCGCTGTTGTGGTTCACATAGACGGTAAACATGGTTGTCGCTTGTTCGGCGAAGTCACCAAAGAACGTGACTGGGATCAACGGGCCGATCGCCCCAATACCCGACTCATGAACGAAGTGTACAAGGTATCTGAACTGTACCTGCGCTTGGCTAGTGTGCTGGAGGATCGACTGGTAGAAGTGCATCTGGACATCAATTCGGCCGATAAACATGTCAGTTCTAATGTGGTGGCTCAGGCCATTGGCTATATTCGTGGCACCTGCAACATCACGCCCAAAATCAAACCCGAAGCCTTTGCAGCCACCAACGCAGCAGATCGCTTGAGAAACCTAAAAATAGCCAACGAGTAAATACATGACCGTGTATTAATCAGGAATACAAAGGAAGGGCCTTCGGGCCCTTTGTTATTGAAAAAACCTACAAGCGTTATTAAAATAATTATCGAAAAATCTATTGATTTTGGGTTTTAATAGT